TTAGTTATCAGAGAGGTAAGAGTGGATTACGGCTGAGTCAACACCGTGGCCAGCAGTCATTACTATCTTGAGGCTTTTGGTGAAATCATATTTATATTGGTCGGATATCGCGCTATTCTTGATGACCCAGTATCTATATGGATTGTTCTTGACTGGTCCATCGATCATACTCCTGAACTCGGGTGTATGAGCAAAATCTTTAAAGAGTTTACGTATTACACCTAAAATACCTTGCTTGCCTTTTTTAAATGCATTGATTTCATTTGATATGTTTATTGGCGCCTTTCCTAGTTTTAGGGTAGTCACTATATCAGTAGCAATTTTGTTGAAGACTGGTTTTGTGAAACGATTTCTATTTTCCCAATAATCATCATCGGCTGGTAAGTTATATAAAAACTCGAATATCATTTGGTCTGGCGGGAGTAAATGGGGAAGAAGGCATAGGTTTTTTTCTTTTTTTGCTTTTTTTGCATTATCTCCATTATCATTTGCAACATCACCATCTAAGACAATCAAACTTTTGGTAGTAAACTCGGGGATTTTTCTAGCCATCAAGTCAAGAATTGCGCTGCAGCTTATATTTATATTCCCCAGTGGGTTGATGATTCTGTTTATTTTCCTATCAATAATCAGTTGTTTGAAAAAATCAAAGCCTTCTCGATCTTCAAAATAGACATTGGCCTTAGGTAAATTTAAGCCTTCGTCAATTTTGACGGTTTGAACGTGGAGGTCAGCGTTAATATCTGGCCAGGATAAATTATTCCTCGTTTTGATATCACCATAGGTGTCTGTTAAGTAAATTGTTTTGAATGACTTCTCATCTTGTTTTGACCTATTATAGATATCCTCTATGATTAGCGGTGAGTGCGAAGTCATAATGATTTGCAAATCATATTGTTTTGCCGCTTTTGTCAGTATTTTTATTAGTTCGCATTGAGCAGCAGGGAATAAGCCAGCATCAGCTTCATCAATTAAAAGAATACCACCGTGATAATCTGGGTAGGTTTCCTTCAATCGTTTAAATGAAAAAATGGCTTGGATTATTTGTCCAACATTGTCTTCCCCTACAGATACTGACTCATGGTCATAATTGTCGCTATGAACAACCATGGAGTCAATAACCCCTTTTGTGGCCGTTACTGTACTCCCTGTGGTTTTTAGTAATAATTGATTGTTCATAACTCTTATGTCTTCAGAGTTATCATTAATATATTGAACATCCCTTGTTGCATAATCGGTACGTAATGTTATAGGAAGTAATCTTGCCAAGCTTAGGAAAATAACAGGGTGAGTTACATTACGGCTCTGGTTTGCACCTGGAATACCATCATTACCACGTACGACAGGCCTAGCCTTTGCTCTATCTGTATAGCCATAGAGACCTAAAGTAAGCTTGTCTAAATGTTTATTAACATTGGCATCATATAGATGAATCTTAACATCCATAGAGCCTGCGGTATCATATTCTTCAGATAATCTAAAGTGCTCATTAAATGCTGATTTAAAACTTTTGTTTGTTAATGTTTTATAATTCTTTAAGTTCGTTACTGGATTTGTTGATTGGTCACTCGAAAAACTAAATATTTGTGCGACGATACCAAGTATCGTTGACTTTGATGTGCCATTTTTTCCACAAATTACAGTTAACTTACTGCCGAAATCAATGTTTACGTCTTTTAAACCTCTAAATTTTATAACCTGAAGTTTATTCAACTTAGTTATCTGATTTGCCATGCTTGTCCCTTGTACCTGAAGTGGCCACAATTTGTGGCCAATAATTCGTAAATTATCTTTCTAACGCCTTGTTGCTCGTTTGTCCATCGTATTCCTTCAGATATGAGCCATAATGCCTAAACAACATCTCCGGTCCTTTATGCCCCATCTGCCCCGCTAGCCAGAAGAGATTAACGCCTTGACTGATGTGACGTGTAGCAAAAGTATGTCGTGTCTGGTATGGGTTACGATATCTGATTCCTGCTTTACGTAGAGTCGGAACCCATGCTTTCTTCCTGATAGCATCTGCATTTGCCCAAGCTTTTCCCGTTTTTGGATCTTCAAACACTGTCGCGTCCTTCATGAACGAGAACGGCTTCTGGCTCGACAAGGCAAGCATGGCTTCGTTCGTTAACTCGACCTTTCTCGTGCCAGCCTTGGTTTTCGTCCCCTTAGTTACACCAGCTACGCTAGCGCTCTGAACGTGAGCCGTTTTCTGTATAAAATCGATGTCTTTCCATCGAAGTGCGCAAAGCTCTGAGCTACGCATTCCTGTATGGATCGCAAACCTGAACAGGTTTTCCCACTGCTTATTGCCAGCTGATGTCAAAAGGGCGTCCACTTCGGCAGGTGTTAGTGGGTCAACAACATAAGTATCTTCTGTCTCCGTCTCTTTGCTCCTGTATCGTGAAGCCGTGACCAGAGATACAGGGTTTATTTGTAAAACCCCATCAGTAATAGCCTCATCCAGTGATGAGCGTAGAAACGATAACTGGTTACGTATCGTCTTCAATGTTGTTTTCTGACTCTGGATCCATGTTTTTAATGCTGCCGGCGTTAACTCACTGGCCGGGAAAATGTGAAGCTCAGACAGTGCGCTGCGGCATTTTTTATACCCGCCAATGGTGGAGGGTGAAAGATTCCTTGTTTCGCAGATCTTCAGGTATTCATCGAGATACATTTTCACTGTTTTCCCGGTCGCAGCATTACCGAAAATTTTTAACCTTGCCGAACGTGGGAAATACTCAGCATAGATAAATGTTCCACGCTCAATTTTGTTGTGGATTTCGCCGAGCGTGCGCTCGGCATACTTAAGGTTTTTGTTGTTCACTTCAAGATTGGAAAGGGGCTCCCTGCATTTCACCCCTTTGTATGTGAACGTGATATTGATGGTTTCGCCGCTGCTGTGTTGCCTGATGGTTACGCCGCGCGGGAGTTTAGGCGACTCTGTCTTGCCCATTTAGCTACCTCACTTAGATCAATCCATCTCTCCTTAACGCCTTCCACCTTCAGAACTTGAACGCCTTCACGCCAAACACCGCGCTGTAAGCGCTTATTAATGGCATCAATGCTCTCACCAGTTTCATTGCAATAGGCTGAGATAGGGACACAATCGAGGTTCAGCATAATTCCTCCACTTTACCGGCTGCACCCGGTTACTCTTTAAAGATACAGGTTCCGCAACCATTGCGGATCCAGTCACAACAACTGCCACATCGAATTACTTTTTTATTTGTGTATCCTCCTGATGAGGTGCTTCTGCGATGATTGGCTTAATGGTTGACAGCATAAGCCTGCGAGCTGTCAGCGGCGCGCCACTGCGGCGGCCGTCTTCCTTGCGATAGGTTTCACGCTGGCCAACACACCAGGTGGTCGGCGTCTCATGCAGCTTTACGGTCTTCTCACCGTCCTTGGTGATGATGGTACCGGTATGGGTTTTGACTTTGCTCATTGGGCCGCTCCATGATGAAGTGTTGAAACAACCTCTCCTGCGTTACGACGGGCGTCTGCCGCCAGCCGGTCACGCTCGCTCAGTGATTCGCACAGCGCGGCTCGGGTTACATCCAGTCGCGTAGCCAGTTCGGTGACCAACTTCGCTGACTCTGGTGGTAGTGACCGGGCTGCCTGGTGGGCTTCAGCCACTAATTCTTTTGTGGTCAGGCGCATTTGCGGATCCCCATCAGCTCGTTGAACCGGGCCATGAACAGACCGTAAGCCTGCACTGGGCGGAGCGGAATAACGGTAAACAGGTCGGTCGGCGGGATACCGACGAGAACAGGCCACACAGTACCGTCGTCGATGTCCAGATCGCGGCGTTCGGTACCGAGCATGACCAGATCGGCATATTTAACGGTTGGGTGCTGGTGGGCCGGCAGTCCGAACTTCTCGCGGATCACGCCATCCACATACGCTTCGACACGACGGTAGTCAGGCAGAATACGCTTCAGCGGTGCGGGAATATCCTGGACGTAGGCTTCAGCTGCATCATGCAGCAGCGCTTCGAGCGCGAACTCTGCGGGAACCAGCTGGCTCACCAGCACCGAATGCTGCGCAACGCTGTAGAACTCCGGCAGGTGGCCGGCAAAGCGGCAGATGTGGGAAAGAGCCGTGGCGATATCCTCGATCACGATATCTTCGTGATGAATATCGAAGTAGTTAATATGCTTCCCGGACAGTGTCTGAATATATGACATTACGTGTTCTCCATTAATACGCGCTGCACCGCGCCTGATTTTTGGTTGAGCGAATCCCTCGCCTGCTGGCGATCGTTAATTTAATTTCGCTTCACTAAATGCCCCTGATGCGGGGCATTTAAGGCAACGTAATTAAGCGCTGAACGAACCGATAAAGGTTTCCACCTGGCTGCCTTTGAATTTCTCGACCAGCAGATCACGGAACTCGTTGGCCATATCTTCCTGCTGGGCTTCCAGCTGGACAATGCGCAGCACCAGAGTAGGTCGATCGCCGCCGATGATGCTCAGTCGCAGTTTGAATGGACGCTCAGCCAGGCCTTCGAACGGCACGCAGCGAAACTCGAACGCCACCGGCATGATGTCCTGTGTGCGAGCTTCAACGCTTTCCATCAGAGAACGCTTACCGCTGAAGTCCTGATCCTCATAGTCCGCTTTCTGGATGGACTCGATAGTGATTTTGCGGATCGCTGCTGCTGATTTTTTGGCGTCAATAGCCTGGCCATCGGCATCAAAGCCGGTCAGATTTTCTGCCCAGTCTTCCAGCCACTCAGCCAGTTCTTTCTGGGAGTGACGAGCGCCATTAATGGACAGCAGGGAAGCAAATGGGGCGGTCTTTTTCAGCGCCAGCTGCGCGGTGTTGTCTGCATGCCCTGGGCTTTCGATTGTGCCGAGGTTGAAGACCGCTGCGGCGCGCATATCGTCGGCATTGATAAAGCAGCGGCTACCTTCATCAGCGTAGCCAGTGGAATAGCGCGTAAAGTCTTCAATGCTGGCGGTGGCCATCTTGCCGCGGAAGCGGTAACGCTCCATGCAAAGCGATTCCAGGCTCTCAATTCGGACACCCTGCGGAACGACAGCTGCAGGGCAATCCACACTTTCAAGCTTCTCTTCCATGTAGCGGGAGAGTGTCAGATCGCTAATTTTTTCGATCGCGGTACCGTCTAAAGAGTGGGACATGGTGTTTCCTTAACGTGGGTGAATGGTAGGTTACTGCTGCGAGCGCAGCTTCGCATCCGGATCGCCTTTGAGGCTGAACAGCTGCCCCTGGTCTTCCTGCAGGATGGTCAGCTTGCCGCCGCGGTTGACGTACATTGGCGTTTCGGTGCTGTCCTCTTCTGAGGATTTACCACGAGGGGTAGGGCGCACATAAGCCAGCTTGTGCTTGATCATCACGCGCTTCTCTTCGACAGAGTTGCTCATGCGGTCCAGCTCAAAGGTCAAAGTAACTTTCCCCTTCTGGCCGTTGTTCAGCACGCCGAAGGCGACCTCACTCAGCGCTACTGCGATCTTGTTCTGGAACACGCCTCCATCCAGTTCGCCCATAAACTCGGGCACATCGGTCAAACGTTCATTACTCATCGGCTTACCCTCTGAAGGCGGCTGCCACCGCCAGTTAGTTTCTCCACACAACACAGGAGAGCACCTGCGGTTAGGAAGCCGCCCGGGTGGATTGGGTTATGAGCCCGTCACCCGGTGATGCTCTCGTGTGTTGTGTAAAAAAGGGGCGGTACCAGCCAGCAAGGGATAACAACTGGTACCGCCAAACAACTACCACGCTTGCCTTTATGATTACGGTTGTGGGCCAGGCGCTGATCTTCTGGTTGCCGTCGTGCGGCTGCAATTCACCACAACTGGAAGCGCACTCCGCTGTTTTCACACCTGTCACCCATAACTGGTTTGAAGGAGTGCGCTTCCATGTTGTGTCGTGAATTTAAGCATACCCGCAGGTATATAATTAAATCAATACCTGCGGGTAAATATTTTGAGAATGAGAAAACGACCATTAAAAAATGGCGTTATAGGAAATCAGAGAGGTGGAAGTAAAACGGCGACGCTGGGCCGCCGTAAGAGCTACTTCAGCATGATCCTGGCTTCGATAACCACACCGATGATTCGGCAGTTACCGTTAATGGGGATCATGGGATAGATAGGGTTTAAAGGCTTAAGGTACTTCTGCCCTGCGTCGATGATTAATTTTTTGAAAGTGGCCTCAGAGCCTTCAAGCTTAGCAACCACGAGGTCTCCGTTCTCGGCCTCACGCCCAGTGTCGACGAAAATCATCATTCCCTCAGGGATGCTAAGCCCAACAGGCGAAGTCATGGAGTCGCCTTGCACTTTCAGCCAGAACGCCGGACCCATTACATGGGCGGAAGATTCTGGCCATTCGTCAATGTCGTTTAATGAATATGGTTCCAGGGCTTCAGACCATGCCCCAGCTTGAACCCAGCTTATCAATGGATATCCCTTCATTCGGCTTGGTTGCTTTGTAACTCGTATGTTTTGCACATCTTGAGCCACAAGTCCATCCATCCAACCGCGAGGTAGGTCAAAAGATCTTTCGATTATCTCAACCATATCATCGGCGATACGTTTCTTACCCGATTTTCCTTCAGGGTATAACATCCGTGAAACATATGATGGTTCCCGGTCAATTTTGCGGGCGATGCTTACCGCCTTGCCGTCGCAGTAATCATCCCTCAGCTGAATGAGGCGTAGCCTTCGTTTTTCGTATTTATCCATGCTCATGAGCATAGCTAAGTTTACCTTGTGGTAAATAACCCGTGGGTATTGAATTTTACTTTACCTATGGGTATATTCTCTTGAGGGCATAAAACATCAAGAGGAAAAGCAATGGACGAACTGAGGGCCTTTCTGAACAGCCTTACGCTGGCAGAGCAACGCGAGTTCGCAAAAAAGTGTGGCACTACGCTGAATTCGCTGCGCGTGGCACTCGCAAAAAACTCGGCTCTGGGTACAGAACTTTCCGTGGCGATCGAGCTGCATAGCAACGGTGAGGTAACTCGTAAGCAGCTCCATCCCGAACGCTGGAAATACATGTGGCCAGAGCTGGAAGACTGTCCGAAGCGAGACAGCTAACCGAAAGCTTAGTGCGTAACTAACGTTACACAATTAAGCCGAATTGATGAACTACCAAAGGAAAAACAAGATGGTAGAGCAAAGTTTAAAAGATGTTGTTAAGTCGATGTGCAAAGCCTATCCGGGCGGGCGTGAAGCGATGGCTGGGGCCTTAGGTATGAAGCTGTCCCAGTTCAACAACAACCTGTACGAGAAGAATGGTTGCCGCTTCTTTGAAGTGAACGAACTGGAAGCAATGGAGGACATTTCGAACACGTCATTTTTAGCTGATTACTTCGCACAACGCCGCGGCGCGCTGCTGGTGGATGTTCCTCAGCTTGATGATCTGGACCGGGTGGATCTATTCACTCGAGCTATGCGCACGGCAGCAGCCCGCGGTCGTGTAGATCAAATTATCCAGACGGCGTTGGAAGACGGGGTAATTGAAGTACATGAGGCAGAAGAAATTCACGAGCATCACCGCCGCCACCTGGCAGCGCGTGAAGAAGAGATTCGCGCAATCGTCGCATTGTTCAGCCGTAAGAAAAGCCAAAAGAAATGACGCCCGCGAGTGTGCAGCTCCGGGCGTCGTGGCGTGTCGTAATCAGTGGAGAACTAACGCATGAACAGTTTAAACCGATACAGACCAGCTAAGCAATTCCGTTGCCCGCCGCTGGTAGGGCGAAATGCCCCGTTCGGCTATGAGGAAAGAATACAAACAGCCGACGGTACCCACAACTACCAGTCTACGAGTGATGTGGTAGGGACATTTGCAGCAATGAATGACCAGGGGCGTAAAGCATGGAACCTCTTGATCGGCGTTACCGAGACAACCGAGGAGTCGAAGTCAATGTCATCGGATACGACCGCGAACGGCGGCAAGTTATCTTCCTGCGAAAAGGCTACGAGCATGAATGCATGCAGCCTCTTGACCGGTTCCGGGAGAAATTTAAAAGGGTTGATGGATGAGCACTAAATTAAGCAGCTACGTCTGGGACGGCTGCGCGGCTTCCGGCATGAAATTGTCCAGCGTGGCGATCATGGCGCGCCTGGCTGATTTTAGCAGCGATGAGGGAGTCTGCTGGCCTTCCATCGAAACTATTGCGCGGCAGCTCGGCGCCGGGCCAAGCACTGTGCGCACGGCGATCGCCAAACTTGAGAAAGACGGCTGGCTTAAGCGCACTCAGCGCCGCCAGGGCAACCGTAACGCATCCAATATCTACCAGCTGAATGTGGCAAAGCTCCGTACGGCGGCATTGTCTCACCTGCCAGATTCTGACACGTCAAATTCTGACGCATCGAAATCTGACCCGTCAAAATTTGAGGCATCAAAATCCGGCCAAATCGGCGGTTTTGACCCGTCAGAATCTGGCGGGGATCCGTCAGTAAAATCAACTACTGATCCATCAGATAAAAAACCTATTTGTCAGGTTGCTGGGCAACCCGACCCTGCAGTGGTGATCACTGACCAGGCGAAAAAGGTTTTATCACACCTAAACCAGGCCACCGGATCACGGTACCAGGTCTGCAAATCGTCTCTGGAAAACATTCGCGGCCGTCTGGCTGAAGGGTTTACGCCTGATGAGCTGACGCTGGTGGTTGACTACAGCGTCGAGAAGTGGGGCAACGATCTGAAAATGGCCGAATATCTTCGCCCAAAGACCCTGTTCCTGCCATCCAACTTCCCCGGCTACCTGCAATCGGCGAACAAGTGGAACGCTGCAGGGCGCCCGGCGCGCGAAACGTGGGGCCAGCGCAAGGCGGATCCGATGAAGTTCGGTCCTGTTGATAACAAAATTCCAGAGGGATTCAGAGGGGCAACATCGTGAGCATCGAATCCGAAGTTTTGCAGTTTGCGCTGGATAACCCAGGCTGTAGCACCCGGCAGGTTGCCAATGTTCTGACTCATACCTCGTTTCGCACTATCAGCCGCTGCCTGTTCCGTTTTCACAACGAGGGGAAGCTAAAGCGCGAGGTGCATAACGACACGACGATTGTGTATTACCCCTGCGAAGAGTTTGTCAAAACAGACGCTGCAGCAGCAGCGGCGTCCTACGCAGACACGGTCAGGACCCTTACTGATTTAGAAAATTACGCCATCCAGCTGGAGGGGAAGGGGCTTTACCTGCGCGCAGCCACGGTATGGCTTAACGCTTTCGATCTGTCACCAGCGAATAAGGACCGGGAGCGCTACGTCAAACGGCGTGCTTCATGCCTGAAACAGGCCAAAAAACGCTGCGTAACAGACGCATGTTTGCTGGCAGGGCATTACATCGGAGAAGAGCAATGACCAATAAATACTGCCGGGAACTGGCCGAACTGCGCAGCCAGCCGCTGCACGAACTGAAAGAAGTCGGCGATCAGTGGCGTACGCCAGATAACATTTTTTGGGGTATCAACTCCATGTTTGGCCCGTTCGTTCTGGACCTGTTTACCGACGGCGATAACAGCAAATGCGAAGCGTATTACACCGCAGAGGACAATGCGCTGGCGCAGGACTGGTCCGCCAGGGTGACAGAACTCAACGGCGCAGCTTTTGCGAACCCACCATACAGCCGCGCCAGCATGCATGAGGATGAGTACATCACCGGGATGCGTTACATCATGCAGCACGCCAGCACGATGCGTGACAAGGGCGGTCGCTTTGTTTTCCTGATCAAGGCTGCAACCAGCGAGGTGTGGTGGCCGGAAGATGCCGATCACGTTGCTTTCATCCGCGGGCGAATTGGTTTCGATCTGCCGATGTGGTTTGTGCCGAAAAACGAAAAGCAGGTGCCGTCTGGAGCATTCTTCGCTGGCGCAGTCGTCGTATTCGACAAGACCTGGCGCGGCCAGGCGATGAGCTATATCAGCCGTAAGGATCTGGAAGCGCGCGGGGATGCCTTCATGGCGCAGATCCGCCGCGAAGCTGAGCGTCTGCTTAAGCAGGTTGAACCACAGCAACAACCGCAAAATATTCCGGAAATTATTCCAGAATCCGTAGCGCCGGTGGAAGAAACACCACCAGCAGCTGCTGAGCCAGAACTTCCGCTGACCAAGAAAGATATCCTTGAGCAAAGCGGTTTTAACTTCTGGGCGTGTGCCTGCGCGGCGTTCGGCGACAAAGAGGTATACACCTTCTCTGAATCGCGCTTCGCGCATACCTGGGCATCTGATTCAGTTGCAAGCCCTGAATTCATTGTTGTGCCGCTCGAAACCATTGCCCGTGCGGTAGCGCTGATAAGAGAAAATGTTGATCAGCAACAGCTGATTAACTGGCTTAACCAGCAAAGCTTCGAGCATGACAACATCCGTAAAGACATGCAGGAGCGTCTGCTAACTCTGGCGCCAGAGATGATCAGCGAATATGGAATAGAGGCCCCTGAGGTTACGGCGGTTCTCGAGTCCATCCCCCAGCATCACTGGCACAATATTCGTTCTCTGCGGGCACGATTCCGGCTCCTGATGGATGAACGTAAAGCCGGGCAGAAAGAGGAGAAGGCAGCGTGAAAACCCTGACCATTCGCCAGCAGGAGGTCTTAGACCTGCTGGTCGATTACCAGAAACAGCACGGCTTTCCTCCAACCGTCAGTGAACTTGCTGGGTTAATGGGCTGCAGCTCGCAAAACTCGGCGCGGGACACATTGCTCTCCCTCCAGCGAAAAGGCGCGATCACTATCACCCCGGGCGTTTCACGCGGGATCACCATTACAGGGCAACAATCCGAAGACGAAGCCATTGCGATAATTCGTGCGCTGCTGATCGGCGATGATAGCGCGCGCGACCAGGCGCTCACATTTCTGGAGATCCGCGGGGTTGAGCTATGAAACTGACTCTGCCATTCCCGCCGAGCGTCAATGCTTACTGGCGATCCCCAAATAGCGGCCCGTTGAAAGGCCGCACTCTCGTTAGCGCCAAGGGCAGGGAATACCAGAGCGATGCATGCGCTGCGATCATTCAGCAGCTGCGCAAATTACCGAAGCCCAGCAGCGTTCCGGCAGCGGTAGAGATCGTTCTTTTCCCGCCAGACGCGCGGCGCCGCGATATCGACAACTACAACAAGGCGCTCTTCGACGCGCTGACCCACGCAGGCATCTGGGAGGATGACAGCCAGATTAAGCGAATGCTGGTGGAGTGGGGGCCAGTTACGCAGAAAGGAAAGGTCGAAATCACGATCAGTAAGTACGAACCGGCGGGTGCAGCCGCCTGATAAGTGGAGAAACGCATGAATCAGTTAATCGTGAATGATGCAGTGACGATGTCCAGCCGGGAAATTGCGGAGCTGGTACAGAGCAAACACAGTGATGTGAAACGTTCAGCGGAGCGTCTGGCTGCTGGTGGAGTTTTAACCGCGCCATTGGCGCAGTTCGATTTTGAGCACAATGGCAACGTTTATCAGGAGTACCGGTTCAACAAACGTGACTCGCTGGTCGTGGTTGCCAGGCTGTCGCCAGAATTTACCGCAGCAGTTGTCGATCGCTGGCAGGAACTGGAGGAGGGACGGAATATCAGCGTGCCCCGATCTTTACCTGAGGCGCTGCGCCTGGCCGCAGATTTGGCCGAGCAAAAAGAGCAACTGACGCTCCAGCTTGCAGCTGCGGCGCCAAAGGTTGAATTTGTCGATCGCTACTGCAGCGCCAGCGGCTCACTTTCATTCCGCCAGGTGGCGAAGCTGCTTAAAGCCAAAGAAACAGAATTCCGCCTCTTCCTGATCGAGAACGACATCATGTACCGGCTCGGCGGTGCGCTGACGCCGCGGCACCAGCATATTGATGCCGGACGTTTTGAAGTTAAAACAGGGACTTCTAACACTTCCAACCACGCCTTCAGTCAGGCGCGCTTCACGGCTAAAGGGGTGAAGTGGATTGGTGGATTATGGGCAGAGCATATCGCTAAAGGGAATGCTGCGTGAGAGCGTTACTTACCCCTGTCGTCGTGAAGGAGTTCGGGATCGTGGCTTTCCGGCCTGGCCCTGAACTCATGCCGCATTTTCATCGCGGGCGCATTCTGCTGGAGAACGAGCCGGAGCGCCTGGCCAACCTGCCAACCGGCGAACTTCCAGCGGCAGGCCAGCCGCTGGCAGAGGACCCATTAATGGTGCCTGTCTTTGAGCATGCAGATGTCATTCAGCGGGCTGGTGGCCTGTCATGCCTCGAGGCCTGGCTGATGCGTGAATCTGGCTGCCAATACCGCCACAGCGACTATCACCATCAAGAAATGGTCACCATGCGGCACGCGCCCGGCGCGCTGCGGTTGTGCTGGGCCTGCGATATCCGGGTGCGAGAGCAATTTACTGCCGAACTGGCGGGCATTGCACGAAAGAACCTGGTAGCCTGGGTATTGTCGGTTGTTCGCGCCGGGCTGGGTTTCGATGATGCCCACCCGGTGACTCTTCCAGAACTGTGCTGGTGGCTGACGATCAATAAGCTGGCCCACGTCATCCCGGAGGCGGTGGCGCGCAAGGTCCTGCGTATCCCGCCTGAGAAATTCCAGTCGGTGACGCGTGAGGCTGACATTGTGCCGTCGGTACCGCCCACCAGCATGGTGGAGGAGGCCGCTGAAAAGGTGCTGGCGCTGCAGGTGGATCCAGAGACGCCGGAATACTACATGCTGAGGCCGAAGCGCCGACGCTGGCAGAACGAGAAGTACACCCGCTGGGTAAAGGCGCAGCCGTGTGCATGTTGCCAGAAACCAGCAGACGACCCCCACCACCTTATCGGCCACGGCATGGGTGGTATGGGTACCAAAGCGCATGATTTGTTCGTGATCCCGCTGTGCAGAGCGCACCACGATGAATTACACGCTGACGCCGTGGCATTTGAAGCGAAATACGGCACGCAGCCGGAGCTGCTGCTGAAAACATTAGACCGGGCGCTGGCTATCGGCGTACTGGCGTAGACGGAGTGGAGAACGCGATGAATCTGGAATCTTTACCTAAATACTATTCCCCTAAATCACCAAAACTTAATGACGAAACGCCTGCAACCGGCGGCGCCGCGCTAACCATTTCCGATGTTATGGCCGCCCAGGGCATGGTGCAGGCCGAGGCCCCGCTGGGGTTCAATTTATTCCTGGCGAAGATGGGGATTCAGGATCCACAACCAGCTATCAAGGGGCTTATGAATTATGCGCTGGCGCTGAATAACCCGGCCATGAAAAAGCTGAGCGATGCGGCGCGATCTGAAATCGCTCTCTGCCTGGCACAGTTCGCCTATAGCGATTATGCGCGTTCTGCGGCCAGCAGCTGCGAGTGCCACCACTGCAATGGAAAAGGTGTGATAAGCACTATGCGCGAAGTGGTAAAGCACCCTGGCGTGAAAGGTGTTGAGGCGACAGTTCGTCGGGAGGCGGTTGAGGAGCTTTGCAAGCACTGCGCAGGCAAGGGGAAGATCACCACAGCATGCCGGGATTGCTCAGGCCGCGGTGTAGCGATCGATAAAAAGCGCAGCCTTTTACATGGCGTGCCGGTGCAGAAGGTGTGTGGCCGCTGCAATGGAAAAGGTTTCAGTAGGCTCCCGACCACGCTTGCACGCTCCCGGGTGTCTTGTCTGGTACCTGATATGACCGATTACCAGTGGTACAACGGGTTCGCAGATGTGATCAATAAACTGGTAACCAAGTGCTGGCAGGAAGAAACACACGCAGAGCGCAAATTGAGAGAAGTCACAAGATAGCAACATATTTGACGAAAATGGCGGCAGGATGCTTGCCATTTTCAAAAAATATGGGTAGAGTTTTACTAACGATGGGCATTGTGTGTTCACCGTTAAAAACTTGAGTTTGTAAACCTCGTTACGACGAGGTTTTTTTATGGTGAGCATATGGAATTGAACAAAGAAAACGTGGCAATTATCGCTGCTGCTGGGTTATTAGTTGGCACACTGATAACAAATTGCATTTCCTTACTTCTTCATTTTTGCAAAGAACGGTCGGAACTTTTAAAGCAAAGAAAGTCCCTGCAAAGGGATAAAGGCGAAGAATTATATAGACTGATTCTCCTGAAGAAAGAATATGCGAGCACTTCTCATATTCACTGGGTGAGTGTGATTGATGGCAACTTAACTTATCAACATTTTTGTGAGCTCACCAAAAATGCCTCAACTGATAACCCAGATCTAAAAAATCTTGCCATTAGGACGCAGCTTCTTGGCGGGATTTATTTTCCACATATCCATGAAAGATTAGAGAAAGCCATGGATATATTAGAAGAAGCGAATGAGATATATTTTAAGCTTAATGATCTCGATTCAATAAAAGCTCCAAAGAAGGCTAGGTTAATAATTTTAAATGCAAGCCATAAATACAACAACGAAGTGGAGCTTATCCTTAAGGCACTAGCAGATAAAATTCAGAAGAATTATATTTAATAAGTCATTCGAGAGTGATTGAAAGGGGCATAGTAATGTGGCCTTTTCTAATGTAGAGGCTAATAATTTCTCTCTTAAGATGTGGCTATCTATACCATCTAAGACTCTTAACCGTTTTCAATGTACCCGCTAGCAAGCGAGGCGAGAGCCTTGAAAACGCAAAAATTTGCTGCGCTGAGGTCGGGGTGCTGTTATTCCTGGTAGTACCTTTCGATTTCACCAGCAAGATGATGCCGACCCTTGAAGATGGTGTGCTGTTGGCTTGAGTGATTGCTCTGTTGTGGTTAATTACCATAATCGAGGAAGTAGAGCCGCCCGTCGGCTTTTAAATCTCTGGAGGCAGAATGGAAAACGTAAAAGATGGTACCCCCTATATTTTCAACCCCGGGTTGACAGCTGAGCAGCTTGAGGACTGGCTTAATCAGCAGCGGATTCATGTATCGCATTTCAATCAGTTAATGAAAGAGAAAGCCGCCCTGGAAGAACGGCTTGTAGAAGTTAATGATTCTATTGTGAGGCTTTCAGCCTCTGGTTTTGAAGGAACACTGAGTTTTCCTTATAGTCCCATTCTTGCTCCAGGAAATCATCAAAAGTAATGGCTACAGAAGGCAGGTAGAATGCTTTCAGAAGCTCCTGAGCCTCTTCAGGAATATTTTCCTTTTTCAGCTCATCCTGAATAACAAATAATGCATCCGGAAAGTTCAATTTTCGTATTTCGGATGGCAACCATTTTGTTTTCACAAAAATTAGGTGATGCAATGCATCCTTACCTTGCAGAGGGTTAAAGATGCTTCCATGCTGTGCCCTGTGTTGGTCAAGCACTAATTCGAGAATGAAAATCAGCGCTGTCCTGTTACGAATCTGGTTATCCTGAAGACTGTCTTTAGAGTAAGCAGTGTGAGAAAGCTTTCTGCTCTCACACACTCGCATACGTATTACCTGTAGCAAGTGGGAATAATCAGACATTTTGAATCCTTATCGGTATGTGTTTTGGCAAATCCACAATACCAGAGCGGGGATGAAAACGTCATCAGGATGCATTCTTACAGCGGCTCGCTTAGGCGGGCCTTTTTTATTTCCCCTCATCTACTGAGAGGACTCACGGCAATAAGAGGGGGCTAAATGTCCGATCCGATTTCCGGCACTGGGTTGACCGGTGGTGCCCTTACGGGTGCCAGTGTCTATGGACTGCTGACCGGGACAGATTACGGTGTGGTGTTTGGCGCGTTTGCAGGGGCTGTATTCTACATCGCCACAGCCGCTGACCTGGGCGCGGCACGCCGACTTGCTTATTTTATCGTGTCCTATATCGCTGGCATTCTGTGCTCTGGCTTGGTCGGGTCGAAGCTGGCTAACCTGACCGGCTACAGCGATAAACCTCTGGACGCCATTGGTGCCGTTATTGTTTCTGCTTTAGCCGTCAAAATCCTGACGTTCCTGAATAACCAGGATGTCGGCTCGCTGGTGGCGCTGATAACGCGCCGGGGAGGTTCTGGTGGTACTAAATGACCCTACAGCAACTATCAACGCGCTGCTCTGCGCCGGGGTAGTGATCACCCTAATGTTTTACCGTCGTGGTGATTCCCGTCATCGCCCGTGGGTTTCCCGCCTGGCGTGGTTGATTACTGTCACGTACAGCGCGGTGCCGTTAGCCTATCTGTGCGGCATATATCCTCATTCATCGTGGGCCACCATTGGGGCCAACGTCATATTCCTTTCCGTGCTGGTGGCCGTCAGAGGCAACGTTGCGCGGCTGGTCGATCATCTGAGGCAATAATGAACCAAACACAATTTCAGAAGGCGGCTGGTATCAGCGCCGGGTTAGCTGCGCGCTGGTATCCGCATATTGACGCTGCAATGAAGGAATACGGCATAACCGCGCCGCTCGATCAGGCCATGTTTATTGCCCAGATGGGGCATGAGTCTGCTGGGTTTACACGGGTGGTTGAAAACCTGAACTATGCAGCCGAAAGCCTGGTGCCAACATTTGGTAGTCACCGCATCACCGCGCAGCAGGCCACCGCCCTCGGCAGAACGGCAACGCAGCCGGCAAACCAGAAAGCAATCGCCAATCTGGTTTACGGGAATGAGTGGGGCAAAAAGAACCTGGGTAATCAGGTGGCGGGCGACGGGTGGAAATACCGCGGGCGTGGTCTGAAACAGATCACCGGGCTGAGCAACTATCGCAGCTGCGGCCTGAACCTGAAGCTGGATCTGGTGACCCACCCTGAGCTGCTGGAGCAGGATGTCTACGCTGCCCGATCAGCTGCATGGTTCTACGCATCCCGCGGTTGCCTTCTTCATTCGGGCGATGTGGAGCGCGTAACGCTGATCATCAATGGCGGTCGAAACGGGCTGGATAAGCGCCGCATTCTGTTTAACCTGGCAAAATCCGTGCTGGTGTGAGGACACAATGGGTATCGAAATGATTATTGGGCTGGCTGCAGCGGTGATCGCTGCTATCGCTGGTGCATTCGGATTGGGTCACTCACGCGGCACCAGCAAAGCCGAAGCAAAAGCAGACCAGCAGCGCACCGAAGATAACGCCGCAGCAACGGTCGCAGCAGCAGAACGTCGGGTTGAAGCAACGAAAGAGGCCAGCAATGTACAGCAGACTGTTAACCGTATGCCTGATGACGATGTTGATCGCCAGCTGCGCGGACACTGGACCCGCAAAGGTTGAGGTAATCGACACTGGCTGCGACTGGGTGAAGCCAATCTACCTTACTGATCACGATATTGATGTTCTGGACCGCCAGACGAAGCGCGACATCTTGGCGCACAACAAAGCGTGGCAGGCGAACTGCCATCACGAATAGAGCCTCATCCTTGAGGATCTGAAACAGTCTCTCCTTTGGATTCTAAGCAAAGGAAATTATCAGCCTCGGTTCAGATGTCTCAGGGTGCTGTTCTGTCTGTTTTACTTTGGCCGAAATGGCGGCAATAATGGCTCCTTCTTTCTAAAGGAGGTAGCCATGACACCCTTGCGGAACTTGCTCGTTATCGCAACAAACCACTTAGTTGAAAACGGATATATAAATCTCGATAGCGCCAATGATGAAGGTGAACCGAGGGGGCATACTTTTACCGAGATCGCAGGCAAGAAGACTGTAATTATTTGGCAAGGAATCACCTGCGAAGAAATCAGAATCTCGGTTTGGTGGGATTACGATCATGATAATCATCCGCAAGCCAATCTTGAGGGCATGCACAAAGAGAAATTTCAGACTAGTAGGCCCTTAGCTAAATCGCACCACTACCCTAAATTTATCGGAGCTATGGCTAGTGGCTGGCTGGAAAGGAAAACAAATAAACATTTGCAGGGCAAGGACGACAAAAATTTGTTTGATACATATATACGTCGAACCAGCAAGTCCGAACTTGAGTCTATACCCAAAGCTAAAGCAATAGGGTTTGACGCCAGCGGTCAATTCTTCGCATAGCCACCTTCCTGTTGGTTTTTTATTACCCTCAATTTTCGCTGGTCTTCTTAATGGCTATAGCGGATAAATCGCAAATAGCCCCTATAGGGGATAAATCATAGCCTCGCTCACGCGGGGTTTTTTTATGCGCCTCGTACGCGCTTCAAAGAGAGTAATTCAGTCGTGAGCCACTTGCTGTTGCTGGTGGCTTTTTTATTGGAGTCAACAATATGCCAGCAGCTATCCCTCGTGCCTGTCGTAAGCGTGGATGTTCCGGCACCACCACAGACCGTTCCGGTTACTGCGAGGTGCACCGTAACGAAGGGTGGCAGCAGCATCAGCGTGGACTGAGCCGCCACCAGCGTGGCTACGGCAGTAAGTGGGACATCATCCGCGCCCGCATCCTTAAGCGTGATCGACACATCTGCCAGCAGTGCCTGCGCAACGGCAGGCCACGCCCTGCGGAAACGGTCGACCACATCATTCCGAAAGCTCACGGCGGCACAGACGATGATCGGAATCTGGAGTCTCTTTGTTACTCCTGCCACTACCGTAAGACAGCCAAAGAACGGCTGAACCGCCAGTAATCAATAGGTAAATTAAAATGACTGAGTCGTTAAATGATTCAGGGCTGCCGCACGCTTGTCTCAAAGATATCCCCGGCTACCCAGGTTATCAGGCTAGCGATGATGGATTTATTTACTCGCTTCGCTCAGGCAAGGCCCGGCAGCTTTCAATGCGACAACATAACGGCTACTGGCATGTGAATGTTAATACCGGCTTTTGCCGAGCGACGAAAGTTAAAAAGCAAGTGCATCAGTTGGTGTTGTTTGCATTCGCCGGAGTTAAACCATCGGACATACATGTCACTCGTCATCTTGATGGCAACCCGCTAAATAACAACAGGTCAAATCTTGCATGGGGAACACCCAAAGAGAACGCTGCCGATAGTCTTAACCACGGCACGGCCGTATGCCTCAGAAGAGGACAGAACGCCTCGGCCACAAAGTTAGCACCAGCCACCATCGTGAGCATTGAGCGAGACGCGAAGGCTGGAATGAAACTGGTCGATATTGCAAAGCGCTATGGCATTACACATACGCACGTACGCCGCATCAGGGATCATGAATGCCACCCTGACATGTGGACTAGGGGATAGGGCGGGTGAAAACTTCAGGGCTATGCCTGCTAAGGACCGCCGCCTAACCTTTTTTCACACCGCCGCAGGTTAGAAAACTTTTTTATGGGGATCCCCACCATCGATTAATAGGAGTTTTCGATTATGCCAGGACCACCGAAAACCCCGACACATCTGGCTTTGGTGAAGGGGAACCCATCAAAACGAGCTGTCAACAAAGACGAGCCTAAACCCGCTTCTGGGGTACCCCCAGTTCCGAAGCATTTCGACAAGATGGGGAAGTACTGGTTTAAGCGAATTGGCGAAGAGCTTGATGCTGTCGGGGTGATGACGACCCTGGACGGTAAAGCACTTGAACTGCTGATCGAGGCTTACACAGAGTACCGGAATCACTGCGAGACGTTAGAGCGGGAAGGTTACACCTACGCCGTCTACAGCGAGGATGAGCCGGACGAAGGGAAAGAGCGGGAAATCAGGATGATTAAGCCGCACCCGGCGGCAGTGATGAAAGCCGATGCGTGGAAGCGCATCAGGGCAATGCTCGCTGAATTCGGCATGACCCCGGCCAGCCGGTCCAAGGTTGGCGCTAAAGGCCCGGCTGAGGCCGATCCACTGGATGAATTTCTTAAAAAGCGCAAATGATGAATGGCAACGGTTTCGGAAGGTATTCAGTACGCCGAGCGCGTGCTGTCTGGCGAGATTGTTGCTGGCGAACTGGTGCGCCTGGCGTGCCAGCGATTTCTTAATGATTTAGAGCATGGGCCTGGGCGCGGCATCTACTTCAGTGAGGAACGCGCCCAGCACATCCTCGATTTTTATAATTTCGTCCCACACGTTAAAGGGGCGCTGGCAGGCAAGCCGATCACGCTGATGGCCTGGCACGTTTTTATCCTGATCAACATTTTTGGTTTCGTCGTTCCGCTGATTGATGAGATGACAGGCCTGGCTGTGATCGATGATGACGGTGACACGGTCATGGTGCGCCGCTTCCGTACGGCTTATGACGAGGTGGCGCGTAAAAACGCCAAGTCCACACTTTCGTCTGGCATTGGGTTGTACATGACCGGTGCCGACGGCGAGGGAGGCGCTGAGGTTTACTCTGCCGCCACGACCCGCGACCAGGCGCGGATTGTTTTTGATGATGCCAAGAACATGATCAAGAAAGCCCCCCGCACGCTGGGGCGTCTTTTTGGTCACGTTAAGCTCAACATTCACCAGGAGCGTTCGGCCTCTAAGTTTGAACCGCTCTCCAGCGATGCGAATAACCTCGACGGCCTGAATATACATTGCGGCATTGTCGACGAGCTGCACGCTCACCGTACCCGTGATGTCTGGGACGTTCTGGAAACAGCTACCGGTGCGCGCCTTCAGTCCCTGCTTTTCGCAATAACGACGGCGGGTACCAATAAAGAGGGCATCTGTTACGAGCAGCGGGATTACGCCATCAAGGTGCTGCGCGGCGTGGTGGAGGATGACACCTATTTTGCCCTGATTTATACCCTCGACGAAGGTGACGATCCCTTTGACGAGTCCAACTGGCCGAAAGCTAACCCCGGCCTCGGTATCTGTAAGCGCTGGGACGACATGCGCCGCCTTGCCAAAAAGGCAAAGGAGCAGGTCGCGGCGCGGCCGAACTTTTTTACCAAGCATCTGAACATCTGGGTAACTGCCGAGAGCGCCTGGATGGATATGGACCGCTGGGCAAAAATGCCGGGTATTGCTTCAGAAGCTGAGCGTAAGGCGTGGCCTCTGTGGGTGGGGGTCGACCTCGCCAACAAAATCGATATTTGTGCAGCGGTGAAAGCCTGGCGCGATCCTGCAGGTGAAACTCATATGCAGCCACGCTTCTGGATCCCGGAAGGGCGACTGGAAACAGCGCCAGCCCATATTGCAGAGCTTTACAGGAAGTGGGCTGACGCCGGATATCTCGAGCTGACTGACGGGGACGTTATCGATCACGGCATGATTAAAGCCGACATTGTAGAGTGGGTGAAGGGCGAGAACATCAAGGAGATTGCTTTCGATCCCTGGAGCGCCGTGCAGTTCAGCCTGTCACTTGCGGAGGAAGGCTTGCCGCTGGTGGAAGTCGCACAGACGGTCAAAAACCTTTCTGAGTCCATGAAATCAGTGCAGGCGGAGATTTACGGCAACAAGTTCCACCATGACGACAACCCCGTAATGCGGTGGATGATGTCAAACGTCACGGTTAAGCCGGACAAAAACGACAACATCTTCCCGAACAAGTCCACACCTGAAAACAAAATTGACGGACCGGTTGCACTGTTTACGGCTAAAAGCCGGATGCTGGTCAATGGTGGTAATGATGCTCAGGATCTGAGCGGCTTCTTTGAAAATCCAATCATGGTAGGTTTCTGATGAAGAAAAGTAAGCAGCCGGGCAAGGTAAAAAGTGCCTTGCTCAACTGGCTGGGCGTGCCCATCAGCCTGACTACCGGAACGTTCTGGCAGGAGTGGTACGGCACGAGCAGCAGCGGCAAGGTCGTCACGGCAGATCGGGCGATCCAGCTTTCGGCAGTCTGGGCCTGCGTCCGGCTTCTGAGCGAGTCGGTGTCCACGCTGCCGGTTAAGATTTACACCCGGCAGGCTGATGGCTCGCGCAAGCTGGCGCAGAATCATCCGGTTTACCAGGTGCTTTGTCGCCGTCCCAATCTGGAAATGACGCCGTCCCGCTTCATGCTCATGGTGGTGGCCAGCATCTGTCTGCGCGGTAATGCGTTTGTCGAGAAACTGTTTATCGGCAATAAGCTGGTGTCGCTGGTGCCACTGCTGCCCCAGAACATGGTGGTGAAGCGACTGGACACCGGGCGGCTGGAATACACCTATACCGAAGACGGCAGGCAGCGCGTAATTCCCGAAAAGAACCTGATGCACATCCGGGGATTTGGCCTCGATGGTGTTTGCGGCATGATGCCATTGAGTTCCGGCCGGGATGTAATTGGTGCGGCGATGGCGGTAGAAGAGTCGGCAGCAAAAATTTTTGAAAACGGGCTTCAGAGTTCCGGCTTTCTCTCTGCTGATATGGCTCTGGATGATGATCAGCGTGATCGGCTTCGTCAGTACATGGCTAAGTTCACCAGTTCCCGGAACGCCGGGAAAATCATGGTGCTTGAGGGCGGACTGAAATATCAGAACGTCACCATGAACCCGGAAGCGGCGCAGATGCTGGAAAGTCGCTCTTTTGGCATTGAGGAAATCTGCCGCTGGTTCCGCGTGCCGCCGTTTATGGTCGGGCATACCTCGAAGCAAAGCAGCTGGGCGTCGAGCCTCGAGGGAATGAACCTCCAGTTCCTGACCCACACGCTGCGCCCGCTGCTGGTGAATATCGAGCAGGAGATCTCCCGTTGCCTGCTGAATGGCGAAGAGGACCTCTTTGCTGAGTTCTCAGTTGAGGGCCTACTGCGCGCCGACAGCGCTGGCCGGGCTGCTTACTACACCAGTGCGCTGCAGAACGGCTGGATGTCCCGCAACGACGTACGCCGCCTGGAAAACATGCCACCGATTGAGGGCGGCGATCTTTATACGGTGCAGCTCAACCTGACGCCGCTTGAAGACCTGAAACAAAACAGTCAGGCAGCACAGGCTTTCGCGCTGCGACAGGTTCATAACCACGTATTCCCCGACATCCCCTTCGAACAGTCCCCGCTGAAACAAGCGGCTTAGGAGCATCCATGACAATTAAAAGCCTTCCGGCGGCGCCGGAGGGGCGACCTTTTGCGCGCGAAAAACCTGACCTGCCAGCGGCGGCAATGGAGCGCTGGAACGGCGGCATCCGCGCCGCCCGTGACGGTGACAACAGCATTTCTATCTTCGACGTGATCGGCGCGGACTACTGGGGCGACGGGGTGACGGCCAGCCGCATTGCCGGGGCGCTTCGCTCCCTTAATGGCGCTGACGTGACGGTCAACATCAACAGCCCCGGCGGCGACATGTTCGAGGGCCTTGCGATTTATAACCTGCTGCGCGAGTACGAAGGCAGGGTCACTGTGAAGGTGCTGGGTCTGGCAGCGTCGGCGGCGTCGGTCATCGCGATGGCCGGTGACGACGTGCAGATTGGGCGCGGTGCATTCCTGATGATCCACAACTGCTGGGTTTACGCGATGGGCAACCGTCACGACCTGGCGCAGATCGCCGCTGACATGGAGCCGTTTGATAACGCGATGAGCGATATCTATCAGGCGCGCAGCGGTCTTGATGCCGACACTATCGGCAAGATGATGGATGGCGAAACCTATATCGGCGGCAGTGACGCGGTAGCGAAGGGCTTTGCTGACAGCCTTCTTTCCGCTGATGAAATTGCCGACGACGACGACAGTCCGGCGGCGGCGCTGCGCAAGCTTGACGCGCTGCTGGCCAAAACCGATACGCCGCGCTCAGAGCGTCGAAAACTTCTTAAAGCTTTATCCGGCAGCAAGCCAGGCGCTGCTGCCATCCCTGAAGGTACGCCGGGCGCTACCGAAGAAATCAACCCTGACAATATCAAACAACTTGAAGACGCCCTGGCGGCGTTCGGCCAATAAGGAAAGACCATGTCTGAAGTTAACGAATTACTGAAAAAAGTCTCCTCGAAGCTGGAAGAAGTTTCCAGCACGTTCAGCCAGAAAGCCGAGGATGCGCTGAAGGAGGCTAAAAACTCTGGACAGCTTTCAGCGCAGACCAAGGAGGCGGTAGATAAAATTGCCACTGAGCACAATGCGCTGAACGATGCGCTGAAGTTGCTGAAATCTTCGGTGGGTGAAATTGAGCAGCAGGTAGCTCAGATGCCACTGGCCAGCGCTGCAAAAATTATCGAGACCGTCGGCCAGACCGTTATCAGCAGCGAAGCGCTAAAAGCTTTCGCGGCAAGCGTTGAAGGCGGCAAGCGCGTCAGCGTTCCGGTTAATGCTGCGTTGATCTCCACTGACGTGGCAACCGGCGTGGTCGAGCCGCAGCGCCTGCCGGGTATTGATACCGCGCCGAAGCAGCGCCTCTTCATCCGGGATCTGATTGCTCCGGGCCGCACCTCGGCGCCAGCCATCTTCTGGGTGCAGCAGACCGGATTCACCAATGCGGCGAAAGTTGTGCCGGAAGGTACCGCCAAACCGTACAGTGATATTCAGTTCGCCACGCAGATCACTCCGGTGACCACCATCGCGCACATGTTCAAGGCGTCCAAACAGATCCTGGATGATTTTGCACAGCTGCAGTCCACTATCGACGCTGAAATGCGTTACGGCCTGAAATATGTCGAAGAGCAGGAGATTCTCTTCGGTGATGGTACCGGCGCGCACCTGAAAGGCATCGTCCCGCAGGCGTCTGCTTATGACGCTGCCTTTACTGTTGAGCAGCAGAACGGCATCGATGATCTTCGCCTCGCAATGCTGCAGGCGCAGCTGGCGCGCTTCCCGGCTTCCGGCCACGTCCTGCACTTTATCGACTGGGCGAAAATTGAACTCACCAAGGACACGCTGGGCCGCTATATCCTGGCGAACCCGGCGGCCCTGACCGGGCCAACCCTGTGGGGCCTGCCAGTGGTTGCGACCGAAGCCGCAGCTTTCCAGGGCAAGTTCCTGACCGGAGCTTTCAACGCCGCGGCCCAGCTGTTCGACCGTGAAGATGCCAACGTGGTGATCTCCACTGAGAACGCCGACGACTTCGAGAAAAACATGATCTCAATTCGTTGCGAAGAGCGCCTGGCACTGGCGGTGAAACGGCCGGAAGCGTTTATTTACGGAGCCTTCACTGCGCCTGCTACAGGTGGCGGTGCGTAATCCTTAACGGCGGCCTGCGGGCCGCTTTTCTTTTTTCCTTTAAGGAGACAGCCATGAAGCTGATCGCTATCAAGCCCATTTACTTTGAAGGCAGCGTGCTCACTGAAGGCACCGAGTTCGAGACGCTGGAGCAGCATGGTCGCGAGCTGGTGGCACGCGGTTATGCCGCAGAACCTGGCGCCAAAAAACCGGAACCGGATAAAGACCCCGATTCAAAAGGAAAAGGCAAAGGTAAGTAAGGGGCGCGCATGCTGACTAAAGAGCAGGTGAAGCATCACTGCAATATCGAACAGGACTTCACGGAAGACGACGCCTGGATCGATACGGGCATAAAAGCTGCGGAACGCTACGTTGAAAAATGGACCCGCCGTCGGCTTTATGAAAAAGCTGATGATCCGCTTTATCAGGCCGATTCGGACGCACTGCTTTATGGCGAGGATATCGAAATAGCTATGCTGATGCTGATTGGTCACTGGTACGCAAATCGCGAAGCTATAAACGTTGGGAATGTGACATCTGCACTGGCCCTATCCACTGAAGCACTCCTTCAACCTTACCGGATTTATGGCCTATGAAAGCGGGACGTTTGCGGCACAGGGTAATCCTTCAGAAACCGGCAACCGGGCGATTACCGTCCGGACAGCCTGCAACCGGCTGGGTCGATGTTGCTGCGGTTCGGGCAGAAGTCGCGGATGTATCGGGCCGGGAGATGATGGACGGCGGCGCAGAGTTGAGCAGCACCACAACCCGGATCTGGATGCGTCGTTATCCAGGCATTCCCGTAACCACGGGATGGCGTGCCCTTCATCTGCCGCCTACCGGAGATGGTGAGATATATGACATTAAGTCGGCTATCTCAGCAGAGAACGGCACCAGGCTGGAATTACTTTGCGAGAAGGGGATGAAACAGTGATTTCAACGAGTCTTGATTTCTCAGGTCTGGCCGATATCGCGCAGGATCTGGAGGCGCTCAGCAGAGCCGAAAATAACAAGGTTTTGCGCGATGCCACCCGAGCCGGCGCCGAGGTCCTGAAAGAAGAGGTTAAAAATCGCGCCCCTGAACGAACTGGGAAACTGAAAAAAAACGTGGTTGTGGTGACCCAGAAAGGGCGCCGCCGGGGTGAAATTTCCTCTGGCGTCCATATTCGTGGTCGTAATATGCGCACCAACAACAGCGATAACAGCATGAAGGCGTCCGACCCGCGCAATGCCTTTTACTGGCGCTTCGTGGAACTCGGTACGTCGAATATGCCTGCGCACCCCTTCGTTCGCCCGGCATTCGATACCCGCCAGGAAGAGGCGACACGGGTAGCCATGGCCCGAATGAACCAGGCCATTGATGAGGTACTGGCGAAATGACCGAAGCCGATATTTATCAGCGTCTCAGCGCCCTGGCAGAGGGTAACGTTTTTCCTTACGTGGCGCCGCTGGGTACCGTAGCACCGTGGGTGATTTATCTGCTCCCGAGTTCAGTCAGCGAAGATGTTTTTTGCGGACAGGCAGAAACAGCAAGCACCGTTCAGGTTGATGCCTGGGCCTCGTCAATTGATGACGCCCGGGAGCTGCGTAATCAGGTTAAAGCTGCTCTGGGCGATCTGCATCCTGTCGGGCTAAACGAGATCAACGGCTACGAGCCAGATACCGGGCTTTACCGGGCCACCCTGGAAATTCAGATCTGGCAATAAACTTATACCGCCGCCTCAGGGCGGCTTTTTTAATCTGGAGAAATCATGACCAGTAAGTATGAAGTTACAAAGGGGATGACCGTTGCCGTCTCCGACGCGCCTGTAACCGCCGCGGATTTTATTTCTTCCACCTTCCCGGGAGCTGGCGTTACATGGCTGGAAGCGGCCTGTGCAACGAAGGAGATCACCTTTACCGGCGGCCAGAAGGGTGATATCGACGTCACCACACTGTGTTCAACCGAACAGGAGCAAACCAACGGACTTGCCGCGCCGGCAGAAATGAGTATCACCCGTAACTGGGTAGGTGAAGAAGAAGCACAGGAAGCGCTGCAGACTGCATATGAAAACGATGAGCTGCGCGCGCTGCGTGTGGTGTTCCCTTCGGGCAACGGTTTTTATGTGCTGGTGGAGGTTCGCCAGAGTTCGTGGTCTGCGGCAACCTCATCCGTTGTTGGGGCAACCTATTCGCTGCGTGTTCGCGGTAAGCCTAAGCGCATTTCCGCATCTGGTTCCTGAGCGGCTTCGGCCGCTTTTTAATCCCCTATCCTGTAAAAAGAGAAGAATGAAATGGCGCAAAGGACTTCACAGAATTCACTACGCAACGTGGCGCTTACTGCATCAAAAGCGTACCGCACAAAACCGGGCGTTACGGTGCCCGAATGGGACGGAGCACAGGTCACACTGCGCGAACCCTCCGGCGATGCCTGGGTAAAGTTCCGTGAAATCGTCAATCCTCAGATCCCGGAAGGTGAAGAGCCACCCATCCTGACCGAATCACAGAAATTTTTGCGCAATAAAGAGGCCGACGTCGTTCTGTTTATTGACGTTCTGCTGGATGAAAACGGCGAGCGCGTTTTTGGCGATGACGATCAGGCGCAGGTTTCTGAAATTTACGGACCGGTACACGCCCGACTGCTGGCGCAGGCTCTTGGCCTCGGAATGAGCCAGGAAGAAGCGGGAAAGCCGTAAAGCAGCCGCTGACCTTCTTCCTGATGTCGCTGGCGCTCCGGCTGGGGCGCACCCTGCAGGAGCTGCGCCAGACCATCACCGCCAGTGAACTGAAAATGTGGATCGAGTTTGACCGCATCAGTCCGATTGGCGACTGGCGCGCCGACGCGCAGGCGGCACAAATCTCCGTTGCGACGCTGAACTCTCAGGGCGGAAAATTCACTATTCCCGAAGTGATGCTGAAGTGGGGAGAGCAGGAAGAAAGCGATGAAGTCTCTGAACTTGAAGAATGGATGTCCAGTCTTTAATGCCCGCGGCTGCGGGCTTTTTTATGGGTGAAATATGGCAACGCTGCGCGAGCTAATAATCAAAATTTCGGCGAACTCCTCTTCTTTCCAGTCAGAGATCGCCCGAGCTTCCCGCATGGGGACAGATTACTACCGCACTATGGAGCAGGGCGGAAAAAAGGCAGCAGCGGCCACCCGAGAAACACAACGCTCACTGGCAGATTTGAACTCACAACTCGCAACAGTTCGATCCTCAGCCGCTGGCCTTGCCGGTGCATGGGCGGGCGCTTTTGCCACGCATCAACTTGTTGCATTCGCTGATACATGGAACCAACTGAACGGTCGTCTTCGCCTGGCATCGTCTTCCAGCGAGGATTATGTGGAATCCCAGCGCGTACTGATGGAGATCAGCCAGCGCACCGGAACCTCTCTCGAAGCGAACAGCAATCTTTACAGCCGTATCGCTCAGTCCTTACGTGATGCAGGCTACGCTTCTGCAGATGTTGCAAAGGTAACGGAAACCGTTGCCACCTCACTGAAGCTGTCCGGCGCCAGTACGGAAGAGGCGAGTTCTGTTATCACACAGCTAAGCCAGGCGTTGGGCTCCGGTGTTCTGCGTGGGGAGGAGTTTAATGCAATCATGGAGAGCGGTGGTCGTCTTGCGAAATTTCTTGCTGATGGCCTGGGCACCACCGTTGGCGGCTTGCGCAATATGGCCAACAATGGCGAGCTGACTACGGATAAAATCGTCCCGCTACTGACTAATGTTGAGATCCTGAGAAAGGAGTTCGATACGCTGCCGGCATCTATCAGCGGTTCTGCACAGAAAGTGCAGAACTCATTTCTCGCCTGGGTAGGTGGCGCGAATGATGCAGTCGGGGCATCCTCCACGCTTTCTGGCGTGCTGGATGGTCTGGCTAACAACATCGATGATGTAGCAAATACTGCGGGGCTGCTGGTGGGGGTTGGCCTGGCTCGCTATTTTGGGAACATGGTCGGCAGCGTAGGGCAGTCTACCCGTGCTGTGCTCGCTAACACAGCCGCAGAGGTTGCGCTGGCGCAGGCACAGGTTCGCGGTGCGCAGGTCAGCGTTGCTGCTGGTCGGCAGGCTGTCTACCGGGCACAACAGGCACGCGCAGCGGCAACGAGTATTGAGGCGCAAATTGTCGCCGAGCGTAATCTTGCGGCCGCTCAGGCTTCGCTTAATGCAGCTCTTGCAGGCAGGGCATCAGCAGTTAACAACCTCACCAATACAGCCTCAGTGATGACCCGCCTGGGTAGTGGTGTGCTGGGCATTCTCGGCGGCTGGCCAGGCGTTATTATCGGTGCAGGTGCGGCGATGTACGGTCTGTATCAGCATACCCAGCAGGTACACCGTGAAGCAGTGGGGTTTGCCAACAACCTCGACGAGATCAACACAAAACTGCAGCAGATGTCGGTTCTGGGGCTGCGTTCCACTGCGGCAGATGCCCGGACATCATTGCAGGCTCAGAAACAGGACCTGGCTGATCTCGACTCGCAAATCAGGCGAGTGAAAGACAGCCTTAAGGCAGTGGACCAGATCCAGCAGGATTATAATCGCCACCCGACTCTTACCCTGATCAACACCTTCATGGATCAGGCTGACATCACGGCCAAAAACGTTGAGCTTACTGACAAGCTTAATCAGTTGGAATATCAGCGCGAACAGGCTGCCTCGAAGGTTGAACGGACTCAAAAGCTGGTGAACGAAGCCAGCGATCTGGCGACGCAGAAAGCCATTGAGCAGGCAGGCGCCGTCTCTATCCTGAAAGGGGCTTACGATCTTCTCAATCGCTCGATGTCGGCCACAGCAGGTGCAAAACCTCCGCAGTATGCAGGTCCGGTTGTATCAATGGCGAACGCCACGCCTCAGCAGCAAACAGCGCTCGAGCGGTCACGACGTGATAACGAAATGGCGAGCCTTAGCGGGCTGGAAAAATTACATCAGCAGCACGTCTATGAAGCAGAAGACCTTAAGCTAACCGGCGCGCTTTATACCCAGTACATCTACAACAAGGATCAGGCTGCCAAAAAGGATGCTGCCTCAGCTCAGGCTAAAAAGGATTCAACAGCTGCCTCTCAGGCCCAGGGTAAAGCAGAGCGAGAAGCTGCGAGCCAGGCCGAACAGTACACCCGCAAAATGGCCGATCTCAGTGTGGCCATAGATGTTCAGCGCGTACGTGCCACCGAAGGCGAAAAAGCTTCCGAACTGTACGCAGCCTCTCATCAGGCTGGCACCAAGTGGACTGACGAACAGCGGCGCGCAATACAGGCCTCATCTGCCGAGCTGGCAAAGTGGAATCAGAAGGCAGACGAAAATGTTCGCAAACAGCGTGAACAGGCTGACGCCCTCCGGGATCTGACGGATGCTGCCCGGAAGTTCCGGGACGATGCAACCCTCACCACAGACACCGCAGCTATGAGCGATCGGCAGCGCAACCGGTTCGACGAAACACAGCAGATTAACCGTGTTTTCGCCAAAACCGACGGCGGCACCGAAGCTATCGTCCAGCGCGCCGCCGCGCTTGATGCTCTGGATAAAAAATATAAAGCCATTGCTGAGGCCGAATCTGACTGGAGGTCAGGTGTATCACGCGGTTATGCGAACTGGCTCGACGAAATCAGCAACGTATCTGGCACCGTGTCAGATGGTGTCAAAACCACAATGGACAGCGCCTTCAGTAACGTAACCTCAATGCTTGAAGGCAATAAAGTTAGCTGGAAAGCCTGGGGCGTCTCCGTTCTGCAGATCATCGAAAAGGTAGCCCTGCAAATGGCGGTGGTGAACGGGATGGGCGGCGGTTCTTCCAGTTCTGGCTTATTCGGATCTCTGGTGGGTGGAGTTGCCAGTTATTTCGGCGGCGGTGCCAGTGCGGCAGCAAGTACCGGCACAGCGGTTTCCAGCTATGGCTCTAACTTCCAGTTAAACGCGAAGGGTGGGGTTTACGACTCACCATCCCTTAGCGCCTTCAGCAACGGGATCGTAAGGAACCCTACCATGTTTGCCTTTGCAAAAGGCGGGGCCGGAATCATGGGGGAGGCAGGGCCAGAGGCAATCATGCCGCTGACACGCGCGCCGGATGGATCGCTCGGTGTTCGGGCTGTTGGCGGCGGCGGTGGCCAGGCGACATCTTCCGCGCCGCAGGTATATATCACAATCGACGGCAACGGTAACACCACAACCAAAACCTCAGCGGGGCTGGAGCAATTCGGTGCCGAGATCGGACGGTTTGTGGATCAGCGGTACAAACAGAATCTCATGCGTGATATCAGCCCCGGCGGTGATATCTGGAATGCGACACGAGGAGGCCGCTAAAAATGGCTTTAGAGACTTTTTCATGGTGCCCGCGCATTAACGCTGAAGCTGATACGACGTTCAGAACCAGGAAAGCGCAGTTTGGCGATGGATATGAGCAGGTATCGGGTGACGGGTTAAATCCCAGAAGTCAGCAATGGACGCTCAATTTCACAGGGAATGAGTCCTATATCGCCGCCATTAAATCCTTTCTCGACAGGCACGGCGGAACTAAGGCGTTCCAGTGGAAACCACCGCTGGAGGCGCTGGGGCTTTATCGTTGCGAAACCTATAAGCCCACTGGCCTCGGTGCCGGGAAGTTCAACCTTGAAGCAACATTCATACAGGCATTCCGACCATGAGTCTTAACGCAGATTATCAGAAACTCGAACCCGGCAATGAAGTCAGGCTGTTTGAAGTCGATGGCACGGCCTTTGGTACGGGTGAGGTATTGCGGTTTCACAGCTACAGCCTCGCACACACTGAAGCAGAAATTATCGCTGCCGGCGGGGATGAGAATAAGCTGCCGGCAAAATCACTCTGGTGGCAGGGGCAGGAATATAAAGCGTGGCCCTGTCAGATTGAGGGGATCGAGGCTTCCACCAGTGGGAGCAGCGCTCAACCGAAATTATCGGTAGCTAACCTCGACGGTTCAATCACGGCGCTGTGTCTGGCCTATGACGATATGCTGCAGGCGAAGGTGACTATCCATGACACGCTGGGTAAATATCTTGACGCGAAAAACTTCACTGGCGGCAATACTACGGCCGATCCGACACAGGGAAAGCTGAAGGTTTTTTATATCGACGCAAAGAGCAGTGAAACGAATGAGGTTGTAGAGTTCACGCTTTCTAGCCCGATGGATCTACAGGGACTGATGATACCGACGCGCCAGCTCCATTCTCTTTGCACCTGGTGCATTCGTAATAAATACCGTACCGGTGATGGTTGCGATTACGCCGGTTCGCGCTATTTCGATAAAAACAACAATCCGGTCAGTGATCCTTCTCTGGACGAATGCAACGGCACTCTGTCTGCCTGCAAACTTCGGTTCGGTGAAAATAACGAACTCTCATTCGGCGGTTTCCCGGGCACCTCATTGATCAGGAGTTAACATGCGTAAAAAGACTGTCACGGCCATCATGGCCCACGCTGCGGAAGAGTATCCGCACGAGTGCTGCGGCGTGGTAGCGCAGAAGAGCCGGGTAGAGCGATATTTTCCCTGCCGTAATCTGGCCACGAACCCGGAGGACAATTTTGTCCTTTGCCCGGAAGACTACGCCGCCGCCGAAGAATGGGGATCGGTGACCGCCATCGTTCACAGCCACCCCGATGCAACCACCCAGCCGAGCGAAACGGATAAGGCCCAGTGTGACCTCAACGGGCTACCCTGGCACATCGTCAGCTGGCCGGAAGGTGACTTACGTACCATCTTACCGCGGGGAGAGATCCCCCTCATCGAGCGGCCTTTCGTCCTGGGCGTGTACGATTGCTGGGGGCTGGTGATGAGCTATTTCCGGCAGACGCACGGCATCGAGCTGCATGACTACAGGGTGAATTATCCCTGGTGGGAGGACGAGTACCCGGATAATTTCTATCAGGAACGCTGGTATGAATGCGGGTTCCGTGAGTTCGACGGACCACCACAGCCTGGTGATATGGTGATCATGCAGGTTCAGGCTAATAAGTGGAATCACGCAGGCATTCTGCTGGAAGGCAATATGCTTCTGCACCATCTGTACGGGCATCTGAGCCAGCGCGTGCCGTATGGTGGGTACTGGCAGGAAAGAACCATGAAAGTTTTGAGATATAAAGCCCTGTGCTAA